CATTGTAGACCAGGGCTTTCGCCCGGGTCAACAACTATTTTCAGAAGAACTTCGCGGCGCAGATCGGGCCGATGCCGCGCTCGATGCTGGCCGGGTCAGTCAGGTCACGCGAGCACACGCAGCAGCGGCCCGACGCCCGCCCGTCAGCAGCAGCGGCCGCCTCGGGGTCGAGGTTGACCAGCTTCAGGATGGCCTCGACTTCGCCAGTGGTCATGCCGCGCAGGCGGCCGGCGAAGATGGTCAGCACGCCATGGTCGAGGCGGCCGATGACGCCGTCCTGGCCGGTCGCCTTGACCCAGACAAGCTGGTCGCCGTTCTTGCGCGCCAGGGTGATGCGGCGGAAGACCAGCTTCGCCATGCCCTGCATGACAGCGTGCAGGCGGTCCAGGCGCACGACAGGGGCCGGGGCAGGGCTAGGTGCCACCACAGGGGCAACAGGGCCGCCAGCGGCTTCCTGGGGGGCTTCCTGGGCTTCCCAGGGGTGCGGCTGGCCGTAGCCGGCCGCCCAGCCGATCAGCTTGTAGGCGTACTGCTGCTGGGAGTCCGATGCGAACGCGCCGAATCGACGCAGCTTGGCGGCGATGTCGCGGCAGGTTTCGGCCTTGCCGATGGCGAAGTTGTCGCGGCGCGCGGCGTAGCGTTCGGCCGCTTGCGACAGGCTGGTGATGTAGCGGTCAATCGAGCGCGCGGCGGCCGTCAGGCTGGCGGCATCGACGCGCGGCTGATGGTCGATGTCATCGACGTGGCCCAGTTGCTGCACGGCGCGGTTGCTCATGCCCGACACGTTGACGAAGGCGGGGTTAAAAGTAGCGTTCATGTTCAATGTCCAAAGGTTGATTGGTGAGTCGTCATTGTAGACCAGGGCTTTCGCCCGGGTCAACAACTATTTTCAGTCTTCGACGGCCCAGAAGCCGTAGTCGCAGCCGTCGCCGGGATGCGCGCCGAAATACAGCCCTTCGGGCGCCGCGTCGTTCAGGGCGTCGAATAGTTCATCGAGCAGCGAGTCCGCGTCGTCACTCGACCACCACGGCGAGTCGTCGCCATCGTCGAAGACATAGGCGGGGATCGTGCCGAACGGGCACGCCATCAGTTGCTCGTATTCGGCCGGCGCGCAGTCGCGCAGCGCGTCGAGGAAGGCGGGGATCAGGTCTTGCGTGCGCATCGTGCCGTGGATCACGGTGCCTTCGAGGGTGTGGGTCATGGTGTGCTTTCGGGGTGGTGTGAACGGTCAGGCTTTGCGGGTCGAAGTCTCGCGCCGGTAGGCTTGATACTGTTCTTCGGTGGCGAAGTCATAGGTGCAACCCAGGCCCATGCGTTTGGCCTTCAGGTTCAGGGCGCGCACGCAGGCTTCGGGGGTCTTCTGCGTCATGGCCGCACTGGCGAACCAGGGGGCTTGCCCGAGGGGGGTGATCTTCACGCGAATGGTGTTCATGGTGTGCTTTCAGGCGTTGGGGTCAAGGATGTTGATGATCCAGAGGATCACGAAGATGACGAGCAGGACGGTCCACATGGCGGGCTTTCAGAGTGTGTAAACGCGGGGTTAGAACGTGGTGCCGAAGCTGGTGATCGACGCGTCGCGGGCGGCGGCGTAGCTGATCGGCAGCGAGGCGCCGACAGCGGCGGCGGCGGCCTTCATGTGGCGGGCCGTGGTGCCCGTGTACCACCCGCACCAGTTCAGCGACAGCGACTGGTTGATGCGTTCGGCGATCAGGTGGCCGTGCAGCCAGTAGCCGAAGCCGAAGTCGGTGGGGCCGACGCGCACGTTGCCCGCCTTGGCGGGTTTGTTGGCGGCGAAGGCGGCGGCGAGTTGCTTGGTGTTCATGGTCAGGGTCCAGTTCAAAGGTTGATTGGTGAGCCTGCATTGTAAGCCCCAGGCTACTAGGGCTGTCAAGCGGTATTTTTCAGTCGATGAACCGGGTTGCCGTTTCGCCATAGGCGCGCAGCCCATAGGCGACAGCTTCGCGCATGGTGCGGAAGTACCGCGCGCTGCATTCGCCTTCAGCGTGCACGAACGTGCGGGCGTCGGCATCGGTGGCCCACAGCAGCCGCCAGGGGTGCGAGCGCGGCGCCATCATGGCCTTGTGAACGAACAGGGAGCAGAGTTCGGCGCCGGCGATGGTGCCATCGGCGCTGCCGTAGTGGATGGTTTGCATGGTGTGGTCCTGGGTGGTTAGGGGTTCAGGGGTAGCAGCAGGCTTCGAGGGCATCGACGACCGGGGCCGCGCGCTTGCCGGTGGTGAAGCGCGCGTCGTCTTTGGCCCAGCCGCCGATGCCCAGGCCGCGCCAATTGCGGTTTGCCAGGGCGTAGCGCAGCAAGTTGTTCAGGACGTGCGACTCGGTGCAGCCGAACTGCACGGCGAGGGCTTCGACGGTCGGGGCGATCTTGCCGTCCAGGGACACGGACTTGACGGCGTGGGCTGCCCGCCATGCTTTTTGACGGGCGGCGGCGTCGGCGTGTTTGGCGGGGCGGCCCAGCTTGGCGGCGACCGGGGCGGTGAGTGCTTGTGTGTTCATAGGTGCATTGTAGCCTGAGGCTTTGCCCTTGTGCAAGCATTTTCTTCGACCAGTCTCGCGCGCGCACACGGACTACCCCGGGACCGTGTCTCTTTGTCTCTTTATATAGGACAAAGAGACATGAAATCTAGGTAGTCCGCGCGCGCGAGGGAAAATTTTGCCGCGTCGGTGTCCAGTCGCAGTGGGTCGGTGGGGGCTTGCGGCAGTGGGCGACAGGCGTACACTGCGCAGCCATGAGCACGGCACCTGTAGTAGCGCCAAAAAGGAAAGGGCCACCCAAGGGCGGCCAGCGTATCGGCGGCCGTGGCAAGGGCACGCCCAACAAGGTGACGACTGACGCCAGGGCGGCTATCGCGCAGTTCGTCGATGGCAACGCGCACCGGATGGCCGGCTGGCTCGATGACATCGCGCATGGTGTGCCGAACAAGCGCAAGCCGGGCGAGTACCTAGTGCCGCCGAACCCCAGCAGGGCGTTCGACATGATGCAGTCGGTGATCGAGTACCACGTGCCGAAGCTGGCGCGCACCGAGTTGACCGGCGACGGTGGCGGGCCGATCACTGTGACCATCCAAAAGGTCGCATGAACCTGTTCGAGGGCCGTCTTGAGCCCCAGGCACCAGCCCCTGGGGCTTCGCATTCCGTCACGCGTGATTGCGTCGATAAGCTGGGCGCCCGGGTGGACGGGCTGCTGGCGAAGATGGAGGCCATCGACATCAAGGCCGAAGCCGGCCTGTGCTACTTCACGCTGGAAAGCGCGCGGGAGTTTCTGAAGGACATTCGCGCAATCGTCGCAGTAGCGCAGCGGCAGCCCTGCATCGGCGATGACCCGTTGTGCCCCTGCCAGGACGGCGACGCGTGCCACTACCGCGACGTCGTGGTCAACGGCGTGGTGGTGTCCCGGGGCTTCCCCGTGCCCGTCGTCGCGGGCCTTCAAGCGGCCCGCGCGCGGCTTGCCAGGGCACGCGAGCGCTACCGCGAAGCCGGCGAGGAAGTGGACCGGGCCTGCGACGAAGTGCACAGGCTGAAGCGTGAAGCGGACCAGGGCCATGTGTGACACCGCTGGGGCTGCCTGGGCCGTGTGGTGCCTTGTGGCTGCGCCCCTGCTGACAGTGGGCCTCATCGCCTTGGTCGAGTGCACCGATGCCTGACATCGTCTTGCCGAACGGCTTCACGCCCAGGCCGCCGCAGAAAGACTACATGCGGTACTTCGACCACGGCGGCCTGCGCGCGGCCGTGTGTTGGCCCAGGCGCTACGGCAAGGACTTGACCGCACTGCACCAGACAGCCAAGCTGATGCACGAGCGGCCGGGCATGTACTTCCACATGCTGCCCAATCACAAGCAGGCGCGCAAGGTGGTGTGGGATGGCTTCGACAACACCGGGCGCAAGACGCTCGACGTCGCGTTGCCCCAGGCGCTGCGCGCCGAGACGAACAAAACCGAAATGAAGATCACGCTAAAGAACGGCGCGATCTGGCAGCTTGTCGGCAGCGACTATTACGACAGCTTGGTGGGCTCGAACCCGTTCGGCATCGTGATGTCCGAGGCGGCACTGAGCGACCCGCGTGCGTGGTCGATGTTTCGCCCCATCCTGGCCGGCAACGGCGGCTGGGCGTCGTTCATCAGTACACCCCGGGGCTACAACCAGTTCCACGACCTGATCGTGCTGGCGAAGGCCAACGACAAGTGGCACCACTCGCACCTGAGCGCGCTCGAAACCAAGCACATCCCGATGGACGTGCTCGAAGACGAACGCGCACAGATGCCCGATGAACTTTTCCGTCAAGAGTACCTGTGCGACTTCAGCGCGGCGAACGTCGGCGCGATCTTCGGCCGCTACATCGAGCAGATGGAAAAGGACGGGCGCATCGGTGGCCTGTCCAACGACCCGCACGCCGAGGTGTGGGTGACTTCAGACATAGGCTACAGGGACAAGGCGGCCTTCGTGTGGTGGCGTCGCATGCGCGGCGGCTTCGAGGTCTTCCATTACGACGACGGCAGCGGCATGGATGCCGAGGAGTGGATCGTGCGCCTGAGCAAGCAGCCGAAGGCTGACGTGCTGATCCTGCCGCACGACGCGCGCGTGAAGACCTTTCAGTCGA